ATTATATATTAATTTATAAAAGTTTGCAAGCAAGCTTAGTAAATTAATTTGATAGGTTATATGTTGGGTCTAAATCTTTAGGGTCTTCTACAACCATAGAAATTTGGTCATCATATAACAGTAGTAGTTTAGTACCCTTGTAAAAAAACTTTTGACCTGAATGTTTACCATAACATACATAGTCTCCTGTTTTACACCAAGGTCCTTTTGGAAACTTTACTTCATCTAAGTAAGCAGAGTCTCCTACTGCAAGAACTTTTCCTACTGTTGTTAAATAGGAAATATCATTTCTTACAGAATCAGGTAAGTATAAGCCACCCTTTGTCTGTTCCTTAACAGATATAGGTCTTACAAGAATGTGAAATCCTGGAATAGTAGGTAACACTGCAGGGTCTTCTACATGCTCCTCTGTTATCCACATATCATTCTTTGTTGCTGCTCCCATACTTGGTTGTTGCATTAGTCATCCTCTTCATCTAGCATTGTTTTAGTTATGTTTTTAATTTCTGCTTTTGCCCATTCAATACCTGCAATGCGACCTACGCAGTTCATGTACGTATGATAATCTGAAGCTGAACCATATGCAAGGGAATTTTTTAGTGTTTCTATTTCTTTATTTAATGCTTTATTTATTTCATCTGATAGCATTTATTCTCTTTCTTTCTTTGCATCTTCAAGCATTTTAATAAGAACGTCAGAAGTCTTTATACTTTCTGCACTCTGAATACTGTCACCCTGCTTTATCATGTCAACAAGCATTTTAACTGCATTCATTGCCTGCTCAGTATTTCTGTCCTTTTCTCTTTCTTCTGCTTTAAGTAAACCTTCTGCTCCTATCTTATAAGCATCAAGGGCAATCTTTTGTTCTTTAAGGTCAAGGTCTCTATTCTTTAATGCACCCTCAGTGGCTTCCTTTGCAAGCTGTGCCTGAACTTTTTCTTTTTCAAGACCAAGTCTTTGAGCTTCCATCTGTACCATTTGTTGTTCAGGTGTACCACCCTGTTGAGCCATTGCCTGATTTGCTTGCATAACTTGTTGTGCTGCCTGAGTCATAATCTGTTCAATAACCTGTGGGTTTTGAAGATTAGGGTCACCTTGAGGAGCTTGAGACATAATCTGTCTTGTCATACCATTAACTTGTTCCTGATACTTCATTACAATATGTTCCTGTATATTTGCCTGAAGTATTGGACTTACCCTTTGCATAATTGGATTACCTCCATTAGCAGGGTCTTGTAAGAACATAGTCTTTATTTGAATATGAGCATCATGGTTCTGACCTGTAAATGCCTTAATAGGTAATCCCTTAGTTGCAGCTTCAATATCTGTAACAGGGTCAAGTGGCATTGGTTTAGGTTTACTTGGCATAATGTTTTCCAAGTTAGGAATATTTGCTGCGTTAAGTAGTGTTCTATTTAGTGCTTCCATATTAAACATACCCGGAGGTGCATTCTGTGCTACCTGCATTGCCATGTTTGTCATCATAAGTCTATGAGCAGATGACGGAATGTTAGGGTCACTTACAGGAATTATGTCAATCTTTTTATCAAAGTCACTTTTAAATATTTCTGAAGACTCTCCTGGGACATCATAAGGATATCTCTGGGGTAAGCTTTCTGAGTCAATACGTGCAAGAACTTTAAACTCTTCTCTTTGTGCCTTGTGTAGTCTCTTATGTATTGCAGAAAAGAATTTACTTGAAGCTTCTAGTAGTGCCATAGTTGTACCTACAGGACCATAGTTAGAACCTTCACTTATAATCTGCTCTGTTGTATCTGCAAACTTCTGTCCTGCACCTGCAACATATGTCATCATATTATATAATGTGGAAGAAGGTTCTTTGTATGGAAACATTACAATAGACTTATTCAAGTCCATACCTGTTGCTTCTACTTCCTTAAATTCACCTGGGGCAATAGGGTCATTATCTCCTACAACCTTTACACCCTTAGCTTTAAATCCACCCTGTAAGTTTGCAAACTGACCTGCATCAATTAAACTTCTCATTGCTGCAGTGGCAGACATTGTTAGGTTACCTAAAAAGTGTATAAGTCCTAATCCATAAAAACCAAAGCCTGGAACAAATCTGTAGTGAGTAAAAAACATTTTCTTTTGTTTTGTTTTGTCATCTTCATTCCAGTTTCTTCTAATTGATAATACCTTTTGTGATTGCTCTTCTACAGTTACAATATATGGACAGGCAGTGTCATAGTCTTCTATCTCAAGATAACAGTGTTGCTCTAGTAGTGTATACTGTGGGTCACTATCTGTAGAAGGAGATAAACCTAAGACTGTGTCCATTTTTTCTGCCATTGCTGACTGTCTAGGTAATTCAGGGTCAGGTAAGTCTATGTCTCTATACATTCCTGCATTAATCTGTCTTGCAAGTTCTATAGGACTTCTATAAAGAATATGTGTATATCTATCTGCTCTTCTTAAATCTGTGGCATAGTAGGAAACATAGAATTGGTCAATAGGTACAAACTCACTGACAGGTCTAGCTAAAGAGTCATCATAATATATCTTTTTAAATGCAGAACCTAGCAGTGGTAAGTGAAACAACATTCTTTCTGTTTCGTCAAAGTATTCAGGCATTTGTTCTGATACTTGATAGTTCATAAAGTTCTGAACTCTGTTTGCCTGTCTTTGCTTTGATTCTGTTATTTCTCCTAGTATCTGTACCTTTACAGGTCCTTTAGAAGGAAACAACTCTCCACTTGCCTTACTCTGAAACTTAACTGCAGATTCAATAAGTAGTGGGTGTACTGCAGTTGCTGCACCCTCAAATGGTTCTGTTGTGTCTTCAAGCTTTAGTCCTAGTAAGTCAAACCCTCTTTCAAACATTGACTCCCATTCTGACCTAGAAGATTTATCTGCATCATATTTTTCTATTACAGTATTTGCAATGTCCTGTAAATCCTGTTCTTCCATGAGTTCTGCAAGGTTTTCATAAAAAGTTCCCTGCTCTTCTTCTTCCTCTTCAAGCTCTTCCATAGAATCAAACTCTACCTCTAGCTCACCTGTTTCAGGGTCAAGCTCAAAGCTTACATTGTTAGATGTTTCTTCTCTTGGAATATCTAATTTAATAATATTGTCTTGAGCTATTTCTTCATTAGGATTCTTTTCTACTGCCATTCTCTTTCCTTATCATTGGACTTTTATATTTTTTTATGGTTATTGAATTGCCCATTTTTACTGGTAACCTGTTACACTTACAATATTTACTATATCGTTTTGCTCCACACTCTACACAGTAGGTTACAGTATTATATTTGAATATCTTCATTATACTGTTATACCCTCCAGTACGCAACCCTTTTATCCTTTTTACTTCCATCATCTTCCCATGAAGGGTCTTCAGGATGTGTTAAGTTCCAACTGTCTTTCATGTAGTGTATTGCCATTGTTAGGCAGTCTACTTGGTCATCATGTGAGCCATTAGGAAATGACATACACTCAGAAAATAAATCATCTGCCCATATTTTATTTTTAGGTAACCATACCCTTCCTGCTTCCATCATGGGTGTAGATGCATATACTCTAGCAACCTTATCCTTATCAGGAAGATAGTCTAGCACAGGAAGTCCTGCTCTACGCATGTCCTGTATTAATGACTGACCCGATGCCTTTCTTTCTATAATACATACGTCAGGTCTAAAATCTCTATATAACTCCTGTGCAATACGTCTTAGTTCAGGATACTCATACCTACCTCTTGTGTTACCAAGAAGTATCAGGTGAGAAGAGTGACCATAGTCTTCATCATAATCATGGAATATACCCCATGTTTGTATTACACTATAGTCTGCAGTTCTACTTGTACTAAATGCAGTATCATATGTTTGTATAATAAACTGACATTCAGGTGGGTCTTCATACTCCCACCACTGTATATATTTCTTTTTTATTATACCACCATCATCAGGTGAAGGGTCTTGCATATATAATGAGTTCCAATACCTTGCACCATTACTTGCCCTGATTTCCTGTTCATCTATTCTTAGTATTTCATCAGACTTCCACTCAGGAAAGTATGAGCTACCTACAGGTAAGTCTAGCAACTCTGCTGCTTCTTCATTTAACCATGCCGGAATACTAATAACTTCCCAGGGATAAGTACTCTGCTCTGCAGTCTTTTCCTGCTTTAATAACCAACCACATAAATCATCATAGTGGTATCTTGTGTTAATAATTATAATTGAGCCATTAGGCATAAGTCTTGTTCTTAAACCTGCAGGATACCACTCCTTAATATACTTCCTACCTGTCTGACTAAATGAATCTTCTTCTGACATGACATCATCTAGCAGGGCAATGTTTGCTCCCCTACCTGCAACCTGACTTCTTACACCTGCTGCATAGTATGAACCATTCTTATTTGTTTTCCATTTACCTGCTGCCTTAACGTCACTACGTAGTGCAACACCCTTAAATATTCTTTGGAACTTTTCTGTATTAACTATGTCTCTTACAGTTCTACCAAAGTCAGAAGCAAGCTGGTCACTATGTGAAACTGACATTATCTCATGATTTGAAAAGTTACCTATATACCATGCAGGAAATAACTTACTACATATTAATGATTTAGAGGAACGAGGTGGTAGGAATACCATAAGTCTCTTAATGTCACCATCTACCACACCCTGTAGTTTACTACATAATAACTTAATATGCCTACCCATCTTAAAATCAGATACCAGTGTGGGAGCAAATACCTTTACAAATGTAAGGAAATCATCTCTTGCTCTTAAATTAATATATGTATCTAGATTAATCTTAAAATCTAAATAGTTTTCTAATTTAGTTTTTTCTTCCATTATGTATTTATTTTACCTTCTTCTTCATTCATATCAAAACACTTATATGCTTTTGGAAAATAATCAGGCATATGGGTGTGTAGTTCACTTGCAATTACATAGGCTCTTGCTAGACACTTGTCATGTGTGTCATGTGGACTTTTTAAATCTGCTAAAGTTATACATTGATTGGGGTTACTCATTAAACATGCTAATACAAAAAGCTCATACATTAGTTTTCCTTTGTTGTTATAAAAAATATTATAACACTATTGTATAAAATAGGAAAGTATGTTATTTTCTATTTAGACCTCCGGGGTAAATAGATAGACCCCAACCTCCTATTGTAATTATATATTACTTTATACTCAAACTATAAATACTCATATCAACTTAATTAGGCGGCGACCCCTATTTAGCTAGATAGGGCATGGTTAGTCCTGTGAAATTTTAAAAATATGTGGGGGTAGGGTATATATATATTATATACAGACAAGATTTTTGGGTAGGGGTATCGACTATTCTATATAATTCCACCAAAAAA